CTTCATATTCTGGTGTGCCTTTAAGTGCAACTTTCGTTAATGACATTATCTTATTCGATATCTTCAATTTACGAGATGTAGCATCAGCTGGCACCAAAGGTTCGCCAATGGCAGCTTCAACATATTTCTTTAAATCTTCATATATTGGTCCATGCATCATGGGAAGAAAAGCAGAATCAGTCAAACCTTTGAATCTTATTAATGGTTTCATACCATCATACTGTGAGGACGCCTTGGAACTGCCATACAAACTTGTTGTTTCAAACATACAGGTGTTCATTTTATATTTGGCGTTAAGCCTTTCACGAACCCAATGCGAACAACATATAGCGGCCAATAATTTGCCACCAAGATAATTAAAACCGAATGGTTGCGATGGCACAATCACAAAACCCATCATAGTGGTTTTATTAAATGCTGAAGCTCCTTCTGCAGTTTGCGAGAAGACCGACTCCAACATCTGGTTTCTTGGTTTCATATTAATTACTGGAGAACCAAGGCGTATAAACCCGACCCATTTCTGAGTATTTTTTTCTAATACAGCCAACCTTAAACATCTACCAGGAATACTGGTCATATTAGAGTGAGACGAAATCATATTGAGATAGATGTCCCATTTGTCTTGTGGTAATTCCACAATTTCTAAATCCATATCTCTTGGATGAATACTAAAATCTGTAAATAAATCTTCTTCTGGTCCCATGCCTGGTAAAACAAAAGGCCTATCAGCCAAAGAGTTTAGTTTCTGGTCACGAATGTAGTCATCAATTCTTTCAAATCGGTCAAAGTAATCTGAATAAACTTTTGCACAATGAACTGCCTGTTCTTTGGTTAATCTCATATTTTAAAATCACCATATCCATTTTTACTACTCTCACGACTGCCAAATGTATTTACTGGTTTATCTGCCTGTGTGCCAGTATCTAATAGTTCAAGTTGTGCTGATGGTTCTGCATCATACAATCTCATTTTAGCTCTATCAATACCTACAACGAATCTTTTATAATAAGAAGGGTCATTGTATCTATTCTTTAATTGTTTAACCATGATTTGACCAAGGCCTTCAAGTTCTTCATTATTAATTAAAGCAAACATAAAGTCAGCAGTTGCTGGCAAGCCAAATGATTCTGAAGTATCTTCTAGACCAGGGTCTGAACTAGTAAAGCCACCTCTTGTGGTTTGTGTAGCAGACATTATTGGAACATTTGCTTCTACAGCCAAACCTCTTAGTTCTTCTGCAATCGATTTAATATATGAATAACTATTTACATTAGAACCTGGTCTTATACGAGCAGATGTACATATATTTAAATAATCAATAAAGATAATTTCTGGTTTGAAACTCTTCTTTAAAGCAAGTTCATTGATAAGAGCTCTGAAGTGTAATGCAGAAGCAGCCGCAGTAGGATATTCTTTGATGATTAATTTACCATGAGTTTTACTTTTTAAGTTCTCGAATTTAACATTAAAATCTTTCTTACTTAATGTATGTAAATCGGTCATTGTAACATCTAATAAGTTAGCATCAATTCTTTCTGCAATCTTTTCTTCTGACATTTCTAAAGTAATGTATAAAACATTTTGGCCTTGAGATAAACAATTTGCAGCCATGTGACACATGAATAATGATTTACCAACACCAGTACCAGCAAGAGCAATGTTTAGAGTCTTGACTGGAAGACCGCCTTTAGTAATCTTATTGAATAGGTCTAAATCAAACTTAACTTTGTTTTCTACTTTATGCATCATCTCAAATCTGGCATCTTGGTCTTCAGTGTAATCGTGACCAACATGGCTATCAAAAGATACACCAAGGGCATCTGATAGTAGTTTTGGTATTTCACCTTTTGGTTTTTTGTGTTCTTTGTCATCAAGTATTTGAACTGAATCCATAATAGCATTATAGATTGCTTTGTCTTGACAGAACTTTTCGGTCTCATTAATTAACCATGCTGTATCAGTTGGTTCATTCTTAGTGAGATGAATTTGTTTTAGAAGTTCAATAGATTCAGAAACTTGAGTTTCATTCAAGTCCTTCTTCTCTGTAAAATTAATTACAAGAGCTTCATGTGTTGGTGGGTTTTTGTACTGTTGAATAAAATCAAAGACTTCTTTGAAGACTATCTTTTCAGAATTGTCAGCAAAGTATTCAGGTCTTATGAATGGTAAAACTTTTCTTGCATATTCATCATTGTATATTAGGTTCTTCAGTATTGTCGATTCTAGTCTGTTCATGTTTTTGTTGTGCCATTATAATGTCGGATAGAATTTCACCCATAATTTCTTCAAATTCTCCGTCTTTCTGTAGTTCATCTATATCATGTGTGCCTGGGGATAATATAGTGAAACCAAATTGTAGTCGGGCGCCTTCGCCTTCTTCAACTACCCTCGCTTTATGATAATGATATAGAACACCTTCATATTCTGGTATCATTAAACCAATTGCTGTCACTGGTGCATCTTCAAAAGTTGCACCATCTGGATTGACATATTGCCAATCCAAATCTTTTTTATACTTTGTCTGTTTCTGTTTTTTTGGATTCATTGTTGTCCAAAACATCTGAAGATAATAAGCTACTCTCTCCCAAAATGTTAGAATAGGCAATTTCATATTTTTTACTCACATAATCAGTGAACTCTGGATTACTTAAAATAGATTTCATAAACTCTTCTGTTTGAGTGTCAGCTAATCTTACTTTATCTTCAATTTCACCAGTTGTTCGGTCAATTTTAGCATACCATCCTGGACTTGGTTTAGAAACAAACCCACCTTCTATTGCTAGAGGAATTAAACCAGAATATTTCTGTATACCACCTTCCCATGATACTGTTATAGGAATCTTACTCTTCTCTTTTACATATCTAGATTTTTCTACATTAATAATAAAGTTATATCCTGTAACTTCTTTTCCCTCTTTTTCTTGTTGACGACCAACAATGTATATACTATCAGCTGAGTAATAAGAACCTGTACCACCACCAACAATATCTTTAGGGAACATACCAATTTCTTTGTAAGTATGATTAACTACAACCATTGGAATATCTTTAAGATTCAAATGCGGAGTAATCATTCTGAATAGAGACTTAACTTGTTTAGCACGAGACATATCTGCCACTGATTTGCCATCCATTGCATCATCAACTTCTTTCTTCGAAGCAAGATTACCAATAGAATCAATTAGAATAATAATTTTATCACCACGTTCAATAGACTCTAGTTGTTTCATAATATCAAACTTGAGTTCTTCAATGTTAGTTAGAGGAGTATGTAACACTCTTCCCATATCAATATTAAATGTCTCAAAGTATTTCTTTGGCGTACCAAACTCTGAATCATAAAATAATAACACTGCATCAGGATATTTGTCTAGATATGATTTTGCCATCAATAAACTAAATGCAGTTTTAAAATGTTTAGATGGACCGGCCCACATCGTAAGACCTGGTGTTAATCCGCCATCTATTCTTCCAGATAATGCCACATTAACCATTGGTATTTCAGTGGATATCATATCTTTTGCATTAAAGAATTTAGAACTAGAAAGAATTGAACTTTCTTTGATGGTTGAATTGCTTTTTATTCTATCAAGTATACTGCTCATAATTTGTGCCGTCCTTACATTTTCATAATTGATGATTTAGGAATAAGTTTATTGTTCTTATCAAGGGTGGATGGTACTACATTTTCATGGTCTTTGTCAAGGTTTAATCGGTTCTTTGCCTGTCTATATGACATGTTTGATGCTACCAATAATAATACAGCCAAAGGGTCAAAAACAAAAATAATAATAAGTATAACAAGTCTTACCGCCTTATCGATGATGTCTTTATCGGAATATCCATAAACCAATTCTGCAACATATTTAATAGGACCAATCTCAGCAGATAGTTTATTTTCTTCAGATAAAAGTGGAAGTCTTTCTGTAATTAGAACTTCTAGTTCTTTTTGTGTTGATAGTACAAGTGCATTAGTTTTTCTACTAATTTTCTCAGGGTCATCACCTGCTTTTTTAAGCAAGTATTGAAGTTTATTGTTTAACAGATATTCTCTCTGGTCAAGCATTTGTATTTTAACTTGATTAGAACCTATCATTATATTAGTATCAATGTGAGCCTTTGATAGAAAACCAAAAATGCCCATTGAAGTAATTAACATAAGCAATACAATAGCTAACAAGAAATATGTCTTCATGAGTAATGCAGTTTCTTTCCAGTTATTATATAACCAAGATGCAGTTACTAATTTAGCAACCTCTAATGCACCACCCATAATAACAATTGGCCAAAAAGCACCAGGAAAGATTTGTGCTAAACCAATAATAGAATAATAAGCAGCTATCGATGATAGGCCTATTGCTGTAAAAAATGGTATTAAATAATTTGTTTTCATTGGCGATTTCTCTGGCAAGCTTTGAAATTCTTCTGGCACGATTGCGACCATATCTTTTGATACATCAGGTACTGTATTAATATTGCTTAACAGTTCTGGTTGTTTAGAATGAGGTTCTTGAACCTTATCTTTTTGTGGTAGTATGTTTTTAAATATGCCCATGATTATTTATACACTTAACCAAAGAATGATTCTAATGAGTTTGATTTCTCTACTTCCCAGCCAATTGAATCTAGAATAATTCTGAGTGGGTCGACAAATGATTTCTGAAATTGTAATTCATAATCCACATAATCTTCGATATTAAATTCTTTTGGACAACTATTAGTGAATGATATAACATCAGTATGAAAGTTGTTTGGTTGTTTGAGATATATGAATTTAATCTTCTCGCCTTCTTGAATTCTTTGATGTCTTTTCTTGAGACCTAGTTTATCGAGTTGATGATTATATACTAATGCACCACGAACATGTATAGGTGTTCCTTTACCCCATATAGATTTATTACAACTATATTGTTTGAGACCATTCATTGACCTTGGAAATGCAATATCTTCTACTGGTAGTTTTTTGAATTCATCTTTGAACGCAGCTATATATTCTTGGACTTGTTCTTGTTCGCCAAGTACTAGAAGTTTTAATGCAGACTTAATCTTTTCACGACAAGCGCCAGGCGTAGATGATTTAATCGCCTCTAGACCTTGAATCTTCATTTGAGGTTCAGTGTATTGAACGCCTTCTGAATTATATACATTTAGAATATATCTTTTCTTTGCAGTCCATATTGCTTTGTCAGCCAAGACTTCTCTTTTCATTACCATCTTTTGTGAATATGAATTAAGATAAGTTGCGAGTTCAGTATAACTTTCATCAATAAAAGGTTGAAGCTTTTCTTCGCAGAATTTATCCATGACTTCTATTGCTTTTTGTTTACTATATTCTTTTTCGCCAAATACTTTATTGATAAGCAATTCAAGATTAAGATATACTGAATCTGTATCTGATGCTAGAACATAATCAAATGCATTTGTCTGTAATACTTTATTTAGATATTGATTTAGTTTCTTTTCAATCCATCGAATAGATAATTGACCTGCCATAGTAATGCCTTCTGCTTGTCTCACATCAAAGAATCTAAAGTATTGATTACCTAGAGCACCATAAGCTGAGTTCAGACATTCTTTCTTAGTTAGTTGCAAGTTTGCATATCGAGATACGAGAGCTGCATAATTACTTTTTTCTTCTGGCGTAGTTGCATCTTCAAACTTTTGTTGAGCAGCAAGCATTTTCTTTTTATATACAGTTCTGTCATTATACATCTTCTCAAGAATCTCTGGTAAGAAACCTTGTTTAGTTTTCTTGAAGAATTGTCCGTTTGGAGTAAATGCTACATCTGTTACTTTAGTTAAGTCAACTTCTTTAGCAATTAACTTATCAATGTTTACACCATCATTAAGAACTTCTCGCATATCTTTTGTATATTTGTCAGGTTCAACAATCGTGTCTGGTGATATATTATATTGCATCATCAAATGTGGATATAGTGAGTTTAAATCAAACGATGCTACCCAATTGAACATTCCGATTTGAGGGCTTTTTACATAAGCACCTTCATAAGCTGCATTTTTACTTGAGAAACTTTTAGGCGGAATTGCAATCTTCTTTTGATATAGATAATTATGTACAATTGTGTCCCACATACGAACTTGTGTAAATATCTCATCATAGTTTACTTTTGAATCATAAGCAATTGTAATTGCCATTTCTAACAATCGACCTTTCTCATTCAACTTTTCTACAAGTTCTACATCTCGAATATTATACTCAATGAATAGTTGATGATTCTTTTTATACAAATCAAACAGACCATCATATTCAGAATAGGCTATCTTTTTACCAACGCCTTCTGATTGAGCAATTGTATCTAATCGATAATTATCTTGTGAACGACTTGTAGAGAATCTTCTGAACAATCTCATGTAATCTAAAGTTGCAACACCTGATATATTACCAATTTGTATTGCACGACCATAGAATGTTTCATCTCGAATTGAAACATATCCCCAAGGAGATAATTGTTTCATTGTGTCTTCGCCTGCTATTTTAGCAAATCTATTAATGATGTAAGGTATATCAAAACCATAAACATTCCAACCAGTGATTGCATCAGGATAATTATTAGTCCAGACTTGCATGAACATTTTAATTAAATGATACTCATCTTCACATTGAAACCATTCAACATCTTCTCTATGCTTTTTGTAATCACCGATACCAAACACATAATACTTATCTTTGTTTGAGAATTTTACAGTGATTGCAGTGATAGGTTCAGCTGCTGCTCTTGGTTCAGGAAATCCATTCTCAGAACCAACTTCGATATCAATATTAGCAATGCATAGGTCTTTATAGTCCCATGCAATTACTTCTTCTGGATTGTTTTCTGCGATAAATGGATATTCGAATCTATCATTACCATAGACTTTGAAGTTACTGACATCTTTATATTTCTTAAGAAAGTCTTTAGCTTCTCGAATTGAATTGAACTTCATAGGGTCGAGTGACTCACCATGAAATGTTTTCCATTCAGTTTGTTTATTTGAAGGAACAAATAATGTTGGAGAGTATGTTATTTTTTCACGATGTCTTACACCGTTTTTAACACCTCGATAATATATATTGTTTCCTACGACTCTTACATCAGTATAATATTTTGACATGTACCTATTATACTACTTTTTATCACGAATAGAGGCAAGGTCCGTAACTGATGCTTGTTGTATGCCTGAACCAAATACAGTGTTGTATTGATTTAGAACTTCTTTAACAGGCGATGTTAAACATAGAACTGACTCTACAGGAATATCTATTCCGGTTGCAAATTCAGCTGAGAACTCCAAGAATGGAGCAAATCCCACACTAGAAGAACCGTCTTTTTGCATTTCTGAGTACAGTTGTACTGGTTTTTTGATTTGATATTTATCACCTTTCTCTTCAATCTGAGCTATGATTGTTTGATTCGTTTTAAATGTCAATATTTTTATATCTGCCATGATGTATTTCTCCGCTAATTAAGTGTCTATTATACTATAAATGATGTGTAAATTGAGGCAATTATTAAAAGTAATCGCCAATTCCACCACTTAAAGAACCAGTTTGAACTGGCTTTTCTGCAGGAGTTTCTACCGGTGCTTTTGGTCCACTTCCCATAGAATATCCACTTTCATCTTCTACTGGATATGATGATTGTTTTGTTTCAAATTCCCAACCTTCTTTTACAAATTGTTGAAAGTTTGGTGGTGTCCATGTTGTAGGTTTTAGAATCTTACCATCTTCTCTCTTTGTTACCAATCCAGTTTCTTTATTAATCTTAATTAAATTATTTGCAGCACCTTCTTTCCAGATACCATCAACATTTAATCCTAATGAATTCATGTAGCCAAGAATAACCCATATTGAATCAAAACAAGCATCAATGATTTCTGGTTTATCGCCAATAGCCATGCTTGTGTGTAATTCTGCAATCTCTTCTTTTATAAGATTATAATATAGGTCAGATTGTGGTTGATTAACCGTTGTTGTGGTTTGTCCTGCAGCTTTCATAAAGGTCTTTACATCTTTATTAAAATTTGTGATTGCTTTAGTCATAATATTTTCCTTAGTTATTAATTGTTCACTCAACAAAAAACCCACTGTGAGGTGGGTTTAATGATTCTACTATTCTGATAAAGCGTTATAATTTGTAACGACTTTATATATTGCGAACTGATAAAAAACTATCGGTTCATAACATACATAGTCACTTCAACGGTTGTTATCGGTGTGGCTCTTTATCCTCACCTTCAATATATCACTATATTGTCCAGACTATATCATCAAGACTTGTTGTCTTGCCGGGCACTCGTGTCATCTTCATCACTGTTCTAGTGGTATGATGTTAGTCGTTGAACCTTCTCATAATCCCTTATGAGCTTGGATGCTGATTGTCTCGAAAGATGTCCCAGCAGTTCACCCGGTTTTAATTGGGCCTAAATCAAATTAACCCAAAACGCATTTCAGTTGCTGATGGAGTTGTCCACATAGTATTGATTCCTTTTTAAAAAGTTATATTAAAGAACCAGGTCAACAGAGAGTATTTCTACAAAGTCTGCCTTGAGATTTAACAAACAATTTCTATTTGTTAAAGGTATTTTATACTACTTGACAGCTAAAAGCAATAGAGAAAATCATTAAATTGTTCTAGACTATTTTATTAGTCCTACCTTGTATACAGTTTTGCCATTTTCTTTCATAGCAGTTAAAGCTCTTTTACGGTTGCTACCATCTGTTTTGTGACTTACATGAACCCAACCAGAGTCATCAATACCTGGAGTATAAAACTCCAATATTACTTGGTCGAAGTCGAGGTTGTCTACAATATACTGAGCCAGGTCTGCATTGGCGACACCAGGACACTCTATGTCGGCAGCTTCACCGTGACAGTGTTGTGATTTAGATGAACCGCCTACTGCTTTGTTAAGTTCTGGACCACGATATCCTGAATTGATTGTTGTTACGCCAAAATGGTCTCTGACCTTTTGCACAACATTATCGAATAAGGCTTTTGCATTTTCTAGATGACCATCATCTGGAGTATTATCAATGTCCATTCGAATTGCTGTTTGGCTTTTAGTAAATTCTTGTAGTGTAAAGTTTTCAGATAGTTTCAATTTTATTCTCCCATTGCTTTAACCTTGCGGTTGCTTGTTCGAACGCCAGTAGCAAGTGCATCAACGATTGCGTTTTTAAAGACGTAATCTTTTGTGCCAGTCATACCACTTGACATTGTTTTAAATTGTTTGTGTAACTTGAAACTTGGACCAGTTTTTTTATGAGCCTTTTTTCTATAATCTATATCTGCCATCATATATCTCCAATGTTAAAAAAGTGGGAGTTTAGGAACTCCCACCATTCATTTACGTTTACCTGTTTTACTTTCATTTAATAGTTCTGGCTTAAATAAATTAAGCGATTCGTCACTAATTTCAATATTGCGAGGTTTCTTATGTTCAGGAATTACATTCTCTAAACCTATTCGTAAGATGCCATCTGTATATTCGGCACCACGAACTTCCACCGTATCAGCAATTTTGACTGTTTTGGTAAAAGAACGAAGACCAATACCTCGATGTAAATATTCAATATCTGATAAATCTACATTTTTGGATTGTTCGTCTTTATTGCCCTTAATTATCAAATGGCCATCATCAACCGTAATATCAATCTCAGACTTATTATATCCAGCCACAGCGAGTTCTACCACATAATGGTATTCATCGACTTTAACGATGTTGTGAGGTGGAAATGAGGTTTGAGTATTGTTGTTAGGTGTTGATGCTAGCATCTGTTCAACTTCACCGAATAGTTGTTCGAATCCAAGTGTAGAGTTATATAGAGGGCTAAATGAAAAGCGTTGACTTAATGTCATGTTGTTTCTCCTTGTTAAGCGAGTTTCAAAAAGATGACCCCGAAGGCATCATCAAAGTGACAGTTTTAAACTGGTCTGCCAACCAGATTCTTATTTATAACCTTTTGGTTATATTATTCATGCTCCATAGGTTTTTTGCCTATATTATATTTTGCAATTAATTCCCAATCATCTTTTTCTTTATATGAGATAATCTTTATTTGATGTAGAGGTGCCACATTATCTTCTAATGGTTTTGGATTTAGAATTTTAACTAAAGCCCATTCCTCTAATAATTTTGCTATTGCATTTCTTCTTTGTATATCATTCTCAGATATATTGGATGGTTTTCCATCCAGTCCAAACAATTCCTTGAAATGTACAATATAATATCTACCTTGCTTGTGTAATATATGACAAGATTGATATAGAATCTTTTCTTTACGAGAAGATACACCTATTCGTGTGAGTGTCTCACGAACTTTTAAAAAGTCATCTTGATGATTAAGAGTGACCTCAATGAAATCGTTTAAATCTACCATACATTTATCCCTTCTTACCTAAACCGCCAGTGTTGGCTGAATTGGCTAATTCTTCTAGTTGCGTTTTCGTGAGGGTTGAGAGGACTTCTCTCGCTTTGGAATTTGAGATATTATAGACCTGTTTGATACATTCTATATTTGCAATCTTCTCAGTTTTCACCCACTTAGCAAACGGCCTTTTGCTCTTTCTAACTATATTTAGTAAAAAGTCATTCTGCAACCTAGATTCTAGGTGATGATGTTGATTCATCTCGTTGGCATAAAATATACAGTCTTTATGGTAGGATAAAGTCCGATTAATTAAGAATGGTTTATAACCAAGTTCAGTTATATCATCAACAATTAATTGTTTGCCGCCGTATAATATTTGGTTTGAGTAATCGAATGGGCTACTCATTATTTAAATTCGCAGTTAGCCATCAATTCAGTTAAACATGCAACTAAATTAATTTCTGAATCAGCTACAAAAGCATTCTTGTATTGATAGTCTGCAATAATTAATACTGCTTGAGGTATCGATTCTTTCTTCATCATATCATAAAGAGCTTCATAAACTTGTCTGAACACCGTATTAGAATCTATGTCAGTAGTTGCAACCCATTTACGAATTGAATTAAAGTTCTTCTCTTTTAGATATTGTGTAATCTGGTCAATTTGAACATTACCAATATGAGCCAAAATGCCAGTATCAATCTTACCAAATTGTGAGTATCTTTGTAACTCATTAATTACTCTTCTGAAATCAGGGAAATGTTTCTTAATCAATTCAGCAATCACAGCTTTCTCGAATTCAACTTTTTCTGTTACCAGAACTGATTCGATTCTCTGCATAAACTGAGTTGCCATTTGAGACTTCTCATTTCCTTTAAGAGAGAATTCAACACCAGCACATCTAGAATGTAATGGTTCAATAATACGATTCTTATAATTACAAGTAAAGATGAATGAACAGTTTCCTGCAAATTCTTCTATTGCATTACGAAGAGCGGGTTGAGTTGAGTTTGGATTTAGATAGTCTGCTTCATCCATGATAATAACTTTTCTGCCACCAACAAGTGACATCGAAGAAGCATAGTTCTTGATTTTAGTTCTGAATGTATCAATACCACTTTCATCAGAACCATTAATGACTAGATAGTCACAACCAATTTCTTCACACATAGCTTTTGCAACAGTTGTTTTACCAACACCTGCACCACCAGATAAAAGAAGATTGGGAATACTTTTCTGATTGACATACTCTTGAAAAGGTTTCTTTAACCTTTCAGGTAATATACAATCTGCAATTGTTACTGGCCTATACTTTTCCGTCCATAATAAATGTTCCATTTTTCACATACCTCATAATATAATATAATAAATTAAGATTCAAACTTAGAACCTTGTTCAGTTGTCACCCAATATTGTAAATCAATATCTTTGTTTTTGAAATGCGAAATACCTTTTGATGAAATATTTACATCATAGCTACCTGGTAATAGTTTAGATAAGTTTTCTGTTTTGAAAATCATTTTATAAACTTTAGTATCGCCGTCAGCAATTTCAAGAGTGTTTGTATGTGAAGAATCGTTAGAAGTATCTAGAGTAGCAAGACTAATTTTCGTGCCATTAGATTCAACTGCGATTTGTGGAGAAGATAGAACTGCAGCTGTTCTCATGATATCACTAAAATCATCGGCTGATAAAGATATTGATATTTCTGGTTCAGGCATTACAAGTTCTTTTTCTGGAGGAGTAACAATCATTGTTGGTTCACAAAAACGATATTTTGTTTTTGAACGACCTTTGTTACTAACAATAATTACATTTTTATCTTCAAATTCAAATGTCGGGTCAGTGCCTAACGAGATGACGGATAAAAAGTTGTTGAGGTCATAAACGCCAAATTCTGCAGGAACTTCTTCAGCAATATTCACTTGTGCTAGAATATTCTTATGAGAAGATACAGTCTTTAATGTCTTACCTGCTTTAAATAAAATACCTTGGTTGATTGCACCAAAGTTTTTCAATATCGATAATGTTTCATTCGAAAGTTTCATAATATAGTTTCACCTTATAATAATAAATTTTGTTTCTTTTCACTTACTTTAACATCCTACTACAAATATTCATAGAAAAGAGGTAAACTTTATTTGTTTTCCTCATTTTAATGAATTCATCTGTTCAATTCTTTCTAGTCTAATTTTCTCGAAGGCTATCTTTTTTTCTTCTGGAGTTAAGCTGTCATAGTCTACTTCTGTA